TGACGCCACCAGCGGCGCGCCATCTTCTCCAGCGTCTTCTCGTTGGCAGTCAGCGTGTTGCCGGTGAAACCGCCACCTTCGCACGGCTGTTTTCCGTCGCGGGTGCCAATGTCGGCGCCATACACGCGGACGTATCCGCCTTCATCGCGGCAGGCGAAGGTGACCTCGCCAAAGTTGCGGGACTGGATGGTGAAGTTGGCCATGTCGTGTGCTCCGGGTTGCGTGTTGCGATGTCTGAACTGTATCGCACCCTGCGCAGTAGGGAACACCTAGAACGTGGGGGTAGGGTATTCACCCGCTGGGCTTGACACGGCAGATATTTGCACCTGCAAAGCCGGATTCACTGTGCATACAGTCCGCGCTCATGAAGCGGTTCCCGATCTTCCGCAAAGGCCGGCATACGGCCAGCAATGGCGCCACGCTGGATTTCAGCGAGGATGCGCTGCGCGCGGCCGTGAAATACTATGACCCGGCGCTGCACGAGGCGCCGATCGTCGTCGGGCACCCGAAGGACAACGCCCCGGCTTATGGCTGGGTTGGCGCCATGTCCTTCAACGAGGACACCGGCGAGATCGAGATAGATCCCGCCCAGGTCGATGCTGACTTCTCAGAGATGGTCGCGGCCGGCCGCTTCAAGAAGCGCTCGGCGTCGTGGTATCTGCCCGACAGCCCGGCCAATCCAAAGCCCGGCACGCTCTACCTGCGGCACGTCGCCTTCCTCGGCGCACAGCCGCCGGCCGTGAAGGGCCTGCGCGATGTGAACTTCAGCGAGGAAGCTGGCGTCGTCGAGTTTGCCGACTATGACCGCTTCGTCTGGCGATCGGTGTCTTCGATCATGCGTGCCCTGCGCGAATGGATCATCGGCAAAGAAGGCATCGAGACAGCCGACAAGCTGATCCCGAACTGGCACCTCGATGAGCTGCAGGCGACCGCCGACAAGGCACTGTCGGCCGAGACGAACCCAACAAATCCCGCCGGCCAGGTGATGCCGGCTTTTTCCGAGGAAGACTATATGACGATCGCAGAACTGCAGGCGCAGGTCGCCAAGCTCACCGCCGAGCGCGACGCGGCCCTGGCCAACGCCAAGCCCGCCGATTTCAGCGAGCGCGAGGCCAGCATGGCTGCCCGCGAGGCCAAGGTCAAGGAAGCCGAGGCCAAGGCCGCGCGCACCGCGATCGAGGCCCGCGTCGATGCCGCCATCAAGGAAGGCCGACTCCTGCCAGCCCAGCGCAAGCAGGCGATCGACTTCGCTGTCGGCCTGGTCGACGGCGAGGCGGTGATCGACTTCGGCGAAGGCGACAAGGCCAAGAAGGTCAGCCAGCGCGAGGCCTACCTCCTGCAGATCGAGCAGGGCCCGAAGGTCGTCGAATACGGCGAGCGCGCCGCGTCGAGCACCGGCGCTGACGGCAACGCCCCGAGTGTGGCCGAGCTGCAGGCACAGATCGCTGCCCAGGTCGCCAGCGGCGGCCAGGCCAAGAAGTAACCCGGGCGCCGCCCACATCCTGAAGGAGAGCCGACATGGCGATTTACAACGAACCGGCCCGCCCGCTGGAGTTCCTGCAGTGGATGCCACACCCGTCCTACTCACTGGAAGAAGTCACCGTTGCCTCTGGCGCTGGCGCGCTGAAGGCCGGCCGCGTGCTGGGCATCATCACTTCTGGCGGCAAATACAGCCACTACGACAACGGCGCCAGCAACGGCACCGAGGTCGCCCGTGCGGTGCTGGCCTATGACGTCGACGCCTCTGCTGCCGATGCGAAGGCCACGATCGTCGCCCGTCTGGCGGTGGTCAAAACGGACGCCCTGGCCTGGGGGTCGAACGACAGCACCGGCATCACTGCCGGCCTGGCCGATCTGCGGGCCGCGACCATCATCCCGCGCTGATCGCGGCTGAAGAAGGAGAGCAAGAATGGACATCTTCCGCGACTATTTCAACCGCGAGGAACTCCTGCGCGTCCTGGCGCAGGCCCCTTATCAGCCCGGCATGCTGGGTGAGCTGGGCATCTTCGAGACCGTCGGTCTGACCAGCACGACCCTGGCCATCGAGATCGAGGCCAAGGACACCGGCAAGGTGCTGACTGCCATCGCTCGCGGCGCTCCGCGCACCACGACCAATCTGGACAAGCGCTCTGTCGCGACGTTCACGACCCAGACCTTCGGGGATCAGGGCGCGGTGATGGCCGACGAGGTTCTCAACATGCGCGGCGCCGGCGTGACCGCGCCGAGGGAAGTGATCGAGGACCGCCGGGCCCGCCTAGTGGCCAAACTGCGCCGGCACGCCGACCGCACGCACGAGAAGCTGCGCATGAACTGCCTTCTCTCGCCCGCCTCTTCGGAGTTCGGCGGCGCCGCTTCGGGCGTGGTGATCGCCGTGCAGAGCGACAGCACCAAGCTGCGTCAGGAGATCTTCAACAAGATCAGCCTGCCCATCGAGGCCGCGCTCGACGGCGTGACCTTCAGCAGCGTCGGCGTCCTGTGCTCCGACGGCTACTGGGCCGACCTGATCGAGGCCAAGTCGGTCAAGGAGACGTACCTCAACTACCAGGCGGCGGCCGAGCTGCGCGGCGCGGTGACCGACCGCTTCGTCTTCGGCGGCGTGACATGGATGCGCTACCGCGGTACGAGTGACATCAAGATCCCCGACAACGAGGCGCGCGCGATGCCGCTGGGCGTTTCCGAGACGTTCTTCCAGGCCTTCGCCCCAAACGACACGCTGGAAAGCGTCGGCGCCGGTGCGCTGGGTCAGCCCTACTACCTGGGCTCGAAGCCTCTGGTTGACAGCCAGGGCACCAAGGGGTGGGAGGTGTCGGTCCAGACGCACCCGCGGATGATCTGCGGCCGTCCGGGGTGCATCATCCCGATCGGCAAGTCCTGATCGCCGGGGCGCACAAGCAGCGCGACAACAAAGGGGGCCGCGCGCCCCCTTTTTCGTGACAAAGGAAGATCGACATGACCGAAAAGCGGCTCATTCACGAAGGCGACGATGGCGTCGCGCATCGCGTCGTACTGACCGACATCGACGGCAACCCGGTGAACCCCAGTAACGGGGGCGTGGGCGGGGGTGGTGCTGTCACGATCGCAGACGGCGCCGATGTCGCTCAGGGCGCCACGAGCGCTGCGGCAGCCGCCGCAGACGGCACTGGCAACTACAGCCTGGTGGCCGCGGCCAAGCGGGCGTTGCTGAACTGGGCCACGCTGCTGGCGCGCACAACCACCCTCGGCCAAAAGGCCTCGTCCGGTTCGATGCCGGTCGTGCTGGCCAGCGACCAGAGCCGCGTCAACGTCGAACCTTTGGGCATCCCCGGCACGGCCCGCCAGCAAGCCACGACCACGACGAGCGCGAACGTGGAACTGACGGCGGGCGTTGGGCGCGTCAGCCTGTGTGCCCGCGGCCAGCCGCTGCGGTACGTGGTCGGCAGCAGCGCGCAGACCGCCAACGCGGCGACCTCGCACTACCTGGGCGCCGGTGACCGTGTCGATATAGGCTTGCCCGCGACCCCGAACATCGCGGTGATCCGCGCATCTGACGCCACGGCAGACGGCGCGGCCGAGTTCACGGAGATCACCTGATGCCTCGCCTGCGTGCCACCCGGCTGACGGCCATCGCGCATGCGGTGCGCCGTCAGCTTCCGCTGTGGCTATCTCTTGTCCAGCAGGCAGAGGCCGCAGCCGCTGCGGCGGGCGCATCGCTGTGGTACGTGCCGCCTGCGGGGTACGCTGACCGGAGTGTGAACGGGCCGTTTGTGGGCTCGGATGGCTCTGGTGGTGTGCCGGCGCTGGGTTCGGGCGTGGTGGGGTGGTTGCGGGACGGTGCGGCTGGGCAGGTGAGCACGCCGAACCTTGCGACGACGCCACACACGGGCACCACTTCTGGCGCCTGGACGTTTGGTGCGGACATCCGGCGCAACGGAACGACGACGCAGCCTGCGAGCGTCAGTTCGGTGGCCGGCATGACGGCGGCCGGAACTTACCTGTTCACGTTCACGCTTGCGGACTTCTCTGGCGACGGTTTTACTCTGGCAGCAAACGGCCAGTCGCTCGGCGTCGGTCAGATCACAGGCAACGGGGTCAAGTCTTTCGTCGGGACTGTGCCTGCCAGCGGCTCACCAACGTTGCAATTTATCCCCTGGAACGGCACTGTCGGGCAGGCCACGATTACGGGCCTGTCTGTGCGCCGTGTTTTCGGCAACCACGCCATCCAAAGCACCAGCGCAAACCGCCCGGTGTTTGTGCCGGCTCCGGGGGCTGCGGCTGCGGCGGATGGGTTTGCGGCGATGTCGTTCGATGGGTCGAATGACCAGCTCCTGACATCGCTGACCACGCCGGCAACGTCCACGCTAATCTTGGCGGTGCGAGCTGGTGCACTTGCAAACACTGCGCCTTTCGGCACTGGCGACAACGCCGACACAAACGTGGTGGTGCTCAAGTTCCGCAGCAACGGAGAAATCTGGTCCCGGCGAAACAACGCCAGCACATCGGAGATCGCCACACTGGCTGCCGCCTACTCCGCGAACGAGCAGTTCGTCATCTCGTCCGAGTTCGATTCCGACCGCCAGCGGGTCTACAAAAACGGCTCGCAGATCGGTGCGCAGGTTTTCTCCGGCGGCTTCACTGCCGGCAGTGGGTCGGCGCGGCTTGGGTCCATCGTCAACGGCTTCGAGTCTTTCAATGGCCAGATAGTCGGCGCGGCGCTGATCCCATCTGCCAACAGCGCAGCGCGTGTACCCATCGAACGCCTGTTTGCCTTTATGGCAGGCGCAACCTACACGGGGTGACACATGGGAGTCGCATACCTGCACCGCGCCGTAATCATCAGCCCCGCCAGTATGTCGGCCCTGTCGTCCGACATCGGGCAGGCGCTGGGACCATCGGCGCGGGATGATCTGAGCTTTGCAAGCATCCGCGCACGCAAGGCCGGTGTGGATTACGAGGTATGCGACACGCCGATAACCGCTGAAACGCGGGCCGGATATGCCGCGATGCTGGCCAACCCAGCCATCCTGCACGGCGCAGTGCAAGCCGGCTGGGGCCGCAAGGGAATGGAGCCGCCACCACTGAGCGCAGAGCAGACAGGCGCATGGCTGGCCGCTACCACGATCTGGCTGGCCGATGCCTGGGCAATCAGCGGCGTGGGCGTCGAAACGATCCTGCAAGAACTGGGTTTTGAGTACGTGCCACCTGAGGGAAACGGCCCGTGATCCTGATCGCCTTCCGCCACTCCGACACCCGGCCATTCGCGCGGGTCGTGACGACCCTGCGCGGCGGCGACAGCGCGCACGTCGAAGTCGCAGTGCCGCTGGACGTGGACGGCTTGCACCTGTGCGTGTCGGCCAGCTTCCTTGACGGCGGCGTGCGCGGCAAAGTGATCGACATCAGCAACCCCGGCAAGTGGCGCGTGTACCTCTGGAATGGCCCGCACCTCGACCCGCTGGAGTGGCTGCGGCAGCACTACGGGGCCGGCTACGACTTGCGTGGCCTGGTGGGCATCCTGGCGCCCCCGGTGGGCCACAGCCGCAGCAAGCGGTTTTGCAGTGAGGCAGCGGCCGAGATGCTGAATCTGCCTGACCCGCACACCTACGATCTGGTGGCCCTGGAGCGTTTCCTGGCCAACAGCGAATACTCGGAGCGCGTCGAGATGCGTGGCGGCCAGTGATTCGATTGCAGAAGACAATCGCGGACTGACACCAAGGAGCACCCCATGCCCTACATCGAACGCGCAGGCCTAGAACAGCGCTTCGGCGTGGCTGAGATCGCCGACCTACTGGACGATGACAACAGCGGCGCAGAATCGGCGGAAGAGACGACATCGCTCACACGCGCCTGCGAGGACGCGACGGCGATGATTGACGGCTACCTGTCGTCACGCTACACGCTGCCGCTGGCATCTGTGCCGGATCTTGTCGTCGGATGGGCCGCTGACATCGCGCGCTTCCGCCTGTGGGACGAGCACGCACCCGAGGAGGTGCGGCGGCGGTATGACGACGTTCTCGCCCAGCTCCGCGACCTGGCGCGCGGCCTGCTGTCGCTGCCGCCTGGTGCCGACGGCGGGGCCGCTGGCGTGGCTGGATTCTCGTCCGACGGCTACAGCGCCGATCGTGTCTTCACGATGGACGAGCTGAAGGGCTTCTGACGTGGCGTCCAGCATCAAGGTCGACATCGACGGAAGCATCGGCTCAGCGAAGCTGAAGGCGTTCGACAGCGCCGTCGGCGACATGCAGCCGGTGTTCGACATCGTCGGGAACAAGCTGCTCAACCGCATCCGCCT